GAAGAACTAAAAGGATATGAGTATGAAGACAGTATGAAGAAATACGAAGATGATAGTGACGACGATGATGATGAGGATTTTGACGATTTCTTAAAAGGATTAGGTATCAACTAAAAACTTTAAAACCCTTCAGAGATGAAGGGTTTTCTATTTTATTATAAATTTTATATTTATAGTATATGAGTTTATCTAAAGAAGCCGTTTTAATGGAGTATGCTAAGTGTATGAGGTCAACACCATACGCTCTTAAAACTTATTTACAGACATACGACAACACTGTTTCAAAGTATGTTCCGTTAGAGTTATTCCCTGACCAAATTAGTTTGGTTGAGGATTACGAGAATTATAATGAAAATATTGCACTGAAGTATAGACAAGCCGGAGTATCTACGGTAACTGCCGCTTGGTCATCAAAAAAACTTGTTTTTGCTAAAAAGAATAGTCCTGAAAAAGTTTTGATTATTGCAAATAAGTTGGATACTGCGGTTGAGGTTGCAAATAAAATTAGAGCGTTTACCGACCAATGGCCTAGCTGGGTTGGTGTTGGGTTTTCCGCTGAAAAAAATTCACAAAGACATTTTAAATTAACAAATGGGTGTGAAGTTAAGGCGGTTGCAACATCTAAGGATGCTCTTCGTGGTTACACACCCACAATATTAATATTTGACGAGGCCGCATATATTGAGGCTGATAGTGATTTTTGGGCGGCTTGTATGGCATCCTTATCAACAGGTGGTAAGGTAATAGTTGTATCTACACCAAACGGATATGATGCAATCTATTATGAAATTTATGACCAAGCGTTAAAGGGAATGAATGAATTTAAAATTTCCCCGATGGTTTGGTATAAAGACCCAAGATACGCTAAAGATTTATCATTAATCAATGTTAAAGATGTTATTCATTATTATTTAAATCGCAATGAATATCCAAATGTTGAAATTATTGAATATAACAATAAGGAAAAAAACTTTGATGAAATAAAAGAATTAATTTCTCAGGGATATAAACCAAGTTCTTCTTGGTATGAGTCAATGGTAAAGAAACTTAAATACGATAAACGTAAGGTTAATCAGGAGTTGGAATGTGCGTTTCTTGGTTCAGGTGATAACGTATTTAATTCTGATATGTTGGAAGATTTAAGGGTAAATATGGTTAAAGAACCACCTACAAAGATGATGGGTGGTGGACTATGGATTTGGAAAGAACCTGAAATAGGTAAAAAATATATCATGGGTGTTGACGTATCTCGTGGTGATAGTGAGGACTTCTCAACATTCCAAATTGTCGATTTTGATACAAGAGAACAGGTTGCTGAGTATGTCGGTAAACTTCCTCCTGATACTTTGGCTGAAATATGTTATAAATGGGGTAATATGTATAATGCATTTATTGTTGTGGATATTACTGGTGGTATGGGTGTTACAACATCTTTACGATTGAGAGAGTTGGGTTATAGGAATGTGTATGTTGATGGTGTTGATATCTCAAATAAGTGGCAATACGACCCAAAGGCAACAGAAAAAATACCAGGTATTAATTTTAACGCTAAAAGAGTTCAAATTATTGCAACATTTGAAGAATATTTAAGACATGGATTTAGAATAAACTCAACTCGTTTATTAAATGAAATGAACACATTTATTTATGTGAATGGACGACCTGACCACCAAAAGGGGCAACATGATGACTTGATTATGTCTGTTGCTATGGCTCTTTATGTTGGAGAAACATCATTTACATCACTTAATAAGGTGACAAATCAAACAAAGGCGATGATTGATTCGTGGACTGTTAACACAAATGAATTTAACAGAAGACAATTCATGGACCCTGTAGTTTCATATCAACAAGAAAACTTTAAACGAGAAGCAACAAAAAGTGACTACGAAAACTATTTATGGTTATTCGGGGGACGAAGATAAAATTATGGGAACATCAAATAGAAAAAAAACAAATAAAATATTTACAGGTTCTAAACTTATTGTTGGTGGACAAGGTAATAATGGAGTGTTAAGAAGTAAAAATAGTGGTTTAAATAACATTTTAAAAACTCCTAAATCAGATTCTGATTCTTCAGCACCACCTGAAACAACATAATTTTTTCAAATTATATTCAACAATCTAATTAAAATATTATACTTAAAATATGAGTGAAAATAAACTAACGGTATGGCAAAGGTTATCCCAAACATTTGGACCCAATTCTCTTTTGGGCCAGGATTACCCTACGTACAAATATGATAAGAGTGAGTTGTTAAAAACAACTTCCAAGTCTGAATTCGACAGAGAAAAACTTCAAGCCCAACAAACTTATTATTTAGCAAACCAATGGGGTAGAGTTGAGAATAATCTATACACACAGGCAGTTTTTTATGAACCAACTCGTTTATCGTCTTTTTATGACTACGAGTCAATGGAATTTACCCCTGAAATTGGAGCGGCTTTAGACATTTACGCCGAAGAGTCAACAACAATTAATCAGGATGGTTATATGTTACAAATTTATTCTGAGTCATCAAGAATTAAATCAATTTTAGGAGATTTGTTTAATAACGCTTTAGATATTAATACCAACTTACCTATGTGGATAAGAAACACATGTAAGTATGGTGATAATTTTGTATATCTTAAATTAGACCCTGAAAAAGGTATTATAGGATGTATGCAATTACCAATCATTGAGATTGAACGATTGGAAGCTGGTATGGGAGCACACTCAACAGATTCAACCACCAATCCTGAAAAGAAACATTTGAAATTCAAATGGAAACAAAAGGATTTAGAGTTTAATACTTGGGAAATTGCTCACTTTAGATTACTTGGTGATGATAGAAGACTTCCTTATGGTACTTCTATGTTAGAAAAAGCTCGTCGTATTTGGAAACAATTATTGTTATCTGAAGATGCAATGTTGATTTACAGAACATCAAGAGCACCTGAAAGACGTGTATTTAAAGTATTTGTTGGAAACATGGATGATGCTGATGTTGAACCATATATCCAAAGATTTGCCAATAAGTTTAAGAGAAGTCAAACGGTTGACCATAAGACAGGTAATGTGGATATGAGATTTAATCAAATGGCGGTTGACCAAGATTATTTTGTTCCAGTTAGAGATACTGCACAGGCAAGTCCTATTGAGACATTACCAGGAGCCGCAAACCTATCAGAGATTGCCGACATTGAGTATATCCAAAAGAAATTGTTAACTGCTCTTCGCGTTCCTAAAGCATTTTTAGGTTTTGAAGAAACTGTTGGTGATGGTAAGAACTTATCATTACAAGATATTCGTTTTGCTCGTACTATCAATCGTATTCAAAAGAATATGATTTCTGAATTAAATAAAATTGCAATCATACACCTATTCATTTTAGGTTTTGAAGATGAAATATCAAACTTTACATTAAGTTTAACAAATCCATCAACTCAAGCTGATTTGATGAAAATTGATGTATGGAAAGAAAAAATTCTATTGTATAAAGATATGGTTGCTGACCCTGGTAGTGGTGTTGCCGCAGTGTCTATGTCATGGGCAAAGAAACATATTCTTGGGTTTTCTGATGATGAGATTAAACTTGATTTACAACAACAACGTATTGAAAGAGCTGTGGGTGAAGAACTTAAGAAAACTGCTGAGGTCATTACACATACAGGTATATTTGATAACTTAGATAAGTTATATGGTAAGAAAGAAGGTGAACCAGCTGGAGCACCTACTGAAGGAGGGTCTACAGATACAGGAGGTGGATTAGGAGCACCACCTGATTTAGGAGGAATGGGAGATATGGGAGGAGAATCACCGGCACCACCTGAATCACCATCACCACCCGCAGAAGGGGGTGCATTACCTGAAAACAATGAAAGAAATAAAGAAAATTTAAATATTATTTTAGAAAATACGGGAATGTTAAATGAAGATGATATTATAAATCTAAGTCGAGTACAAGAATCCTTAGGAGAAATGGGTAATCAATTGGATAAACTACTTAAAGGTTGATATTTATATAAAAAAATATAGATATGAGATTCGGATTAATAAAAACATTAGTAGAAAATAAATTAATTGATTCCTTTGTTAAAGGAACTCTTAAAACTGATATGAGACTTTTTGAAAGAAAATTACTTAAAAATAGTGATTTTTGTAAATTAATGTCGATATATGATAATTTAAAAGAAAATAAAGAATTAGATAAAGAAACCGCAACTTATTTGGTTGATGATTTATCTAATGAATTTAGACAAATTAAATTATCTGAGAATACAGTAAGTTTTGTTAAAAGTTGGACTAAAGATATTGTGCTTGAAAACAAATACAAAACAATTGATGAACTATTTTATGGTGACTTACTAAAACCTGAAAAGAAATCAATTGCTAAAAAATCAATTGTTGAGTCTTTAGGTAAAAAACCAATACTTAAGGAAAATAAACCCTCGAATGTCCCAATTAGTTCAATGTTAAAAGTTGCTAATAAGACTGCTGAAAAATATTTAGAAAACTTAACTGAGTCTGAAAGAAATTCTGTAAAAGAAGTTTTATCATCAAATAATGAGAATTTAAAAACAAAATTTACTGAATTAAAAGAAACTGCAATTCAAAAAATTGACACTCTTATTTCTGAATCAGATGAAGAATTATCAAAAGTTTTATTAGAAACAAAAGAAAGACTTACAAATGTAAAACATTCTAAAAAAGAATATATTAAGTTAATGAATTTAACTCAAAATTTATAATTCATTATTTTTTGAATTTTTATAAATAGCATCGTTTAAAATCTGACGTTTTATGTCAGATTTTTTTTTGTAGTTTTTTCTGTTTTGTAACTCTACAATCATTTTAGTTTTTAAAACTTTTGACTTAAAGTTTTTTAAAGATTTTTCTAAATCGTTATTTTTAACGGGAATTATTAACATTTTGACAACTCGGTTTTTGTTGATTATTATTACTTACATAAATAAACGAAGATATGAAAAACTTGTAAATGAAAAAAGGAAAAAGTTGTGTGGTTAGAGGATATAAACAAATAAAATGTTCATATGGTACGGTTGACTCAAAAAATTTAAAATCAATTTATTTAAATATTCAATCTTGGGTCAAACCAAAAACACACGAAGAAAGTTGGAATAGAATTGTATCAGTTTTTAATAAAAATATTAAAACAAATTTAATAGAAATTATCGACAATGAATTATTAAATGAAAAATTTATAGTTGATTTAGATTTAAGAACAAGTGGGATATCTGTTAAAAAAAGGTCTTTCATGAATTTAGAGGTAACATTGTTTTTGAAAAAAGATATTGATTTTAAATCTACTGAGTTAAAAAATTCTATTAAAAATATTATAAATTATATTGAAACAGAATCGTTTAAAAAATCGAATTATTTTAAATTTTACCTTACAAAATCGAGTAAAACAAAAACAATCGATAAAATAGAAAGTATTTAATATTTATCTATAAAAGATAAAATGCAAAATTACAAAATATTAGGTCCAAGAGAAATTGGTAAAGGTATTTTAATTGAGATGGATGCTGGGTATGTTTCCCCAACAGAAAAGAATAATCAAATCTTCCTACAAGAAAGTAAGGATTTTAAAGATTATTCAAAACCATTTGAATTCTACGCCGTTCTACAAAAATACAATACGCCAAATAGAAACGGTAGAACATATCCTGAAAGAATTTTAAAGAGAGAGTCTGAAAATTATATAAAAAATTATATAGGTAAGAAAACTTCTTTATCTGAACTTAATCACCCTGAGTCTTCATTGATAGATTTAGATAGAGTATCACACATGATTACAGAGATGTGGTGGGATGGTAATGTCCTATTAGGTAAACTATTACTTCTAACTTCACCAGGGTTTCATGAGAGAGGTATTGTGTCAACAAAGGGTGACCAAGCGGCAAACCTATTAAGATTAGGTGTAACGTTAGGTATATCATCAAGAGGGGTAGGTTCCTTGAAAAAAGTAGGTGACCAAAATGAAGTACAGGACGATTTTGAATTAATTTGTTTTGACTTAGTATCTTCACCGTCAACACCAGGAGCTTATTTATTTACTGAACCTGATGGTAGATTTGCGTTTGAAGAAAACATTCAAGAAGAAAATGAACTAAAAGCTTCTAGAACAGTTAACAAATCGCTTGATTTAATGGGAAGACTTACCGATTATTTAGGAAAATAAATAATTATGGAAATGGACGAAAAATACTTTGTGGCTAAAATCCAATACGATTTGCCAGATGAAAACACAGGAAAAATTAAAAAAGTAAGAGAAGAAAAACTTGTAAGAGGTTATTCTGTTACCGATGTCGAAGCTAAAGTTACTGAAGCTTACAAATCATTTAGTTATGATTGGAGAATTACTTCAGTAAGTGAAAGTAAAATTGACGAAG